GGGGTTATGGGTTCCTGGAACATTAGACAATAAACCTCAGGACGTCGTTTGGTGGCCATGGTTACCGTCTATTTCAGCAGCAACTTTGTCTAGCTGGGCGTACGAGAGCTTTAACAAGTTCTCGGCTCAAGTTCCTGAAGAGATTAGCCTTGCTAATTCTCTTTATGAGCTTAAGGATCTTAAGGCTATGATACCTAAGATCGAGCGCAGTGTGACAAAGACCGCGGCCAACAACTTCCTTTTATTTGAGTTTGGGGTTAAACCCATGATCTCAGATATTAAGGCAGTTGTCGGACTTTCCGAAGCTGTCGATAAGAGGATATAACACCTCATCGACGTCAACGGAAGAACTACCCGGTTAGCTATGGAACATGTGGTGGACCTTACAAGTCCATTTTCATTTTTCATATCTAACGACTCGATTCTGGGTAACCAAATTACTGGTAACTATGCCGGTAAATTGGGCCAGGATCAAGGGATAGTGTTCGAGCGGATAAGCGGGAAGCAGACTTTCCATCTAGGAGGTCGGCTCACTCAAGATCTTGAAGATCTTAAGGCCGCTAATGCTAAACTGAAAGGCCTTGTAGCCGCGAGTGGATTTAACCGACCAGGACGAATTATATGGAATGCTATTCCATATAGTTTTGTCGTAGATTGGTTTTTCTCCGTCGGCAAGCTCATTGACACTATCGCCGTACAACCCTTTGGTGGGAAATACGACGTGAGCCATGTTATGTGGTCGGTTAAATCCGAAGCCACATACAAGGTGTATGTCACATGGGGCAGCGCGAGTTCCTGGTCGCCCAATGTGGTGCTAGTAGGAACTTGCGGTGTCAAGGTCTTTGAACGGTATACAGGGTATCCAGCTTCCTCTGTTTTCTTAACAGATGGAAGTTTGTCTCCGGAGCAGCAGGTGCTAGGTCTTGCGATGCTAGAACAAAAGCGTCGCTAAACCTTTAACATTAAGCTGCCTTTCATAGACACCTTCTCTTTCGCAAAGTTGCGATGAGAGTTGGTGCCTATTAATGCGAGGTGCCAAGGTGCTTGCAAACGATCTTACGCTCGATAAAGCGGACGGAACCGACCAGATTTTCCGCCTGACCAATACTGATCAGACTGGATCTCGTCGGATCGACATCGCCAGTACTCTTTCTCTCCCATCTGTGCTTCAAATTAAGCACAGTTCGAGTGGAAAGAGTCCAAACGTTGTGGATCGACATCTTGTTCAAGTGAATAAGACTGTCGCGTCTGCTGTCGGAAGCGTTACGGTGAATGCCAACTTTACGTTGACGATTCCCCGTGACGTTGCTGTAACAAGCGTGGTCATCGCTGATGTGGTTTCCACATTGCTCGATTTCCTCACCGACTCGTCTCTGACTGGCTATGCCAGTCATGCGAATCTCGATGCCATCCTGCGAGGGGAAAGCTAATAGCTCTCTTATCCCCCCGGATGAGATCTGTTACCATCTTCGCAAGATGATACTTGCACCCTAGGTCGCAAGTGGGTGCGCAAGCGTTACTTGGCCTTGGAAGGTCGCCTTGAAACAAGGTCCCTTGAAAAGCCAAGAGGAGATATTTTATCTCCGCCTGCATGCGCAGCTTGTTCGGAGTGGTCCTCTCGAGATCGATTCATCAGTACACAAATCCCT